TTTTTCTGGAAAGAAGAACGGCGAAAGTTGATTAAGTACCGACCTTTTCTTGATTTTAATGTTGACAAATACAAGGTAATAGTGTATAGTAGTATACAGAAATATGATGAAAGTCATATAAATAGTGACATATAATGATTAAGTGGATAAGATAAACTTATACAACGCAATATAACGTACATACGAGGTAATATAAATGACAAATTTTGCACAACTAAAAAAGTCTAACGACAATCTATCAAGACTACTTTCACAAGTAGAAAAAGTAAACTCCCCACAGCAAAGCAACAACAGCAATCAAGATGACCGCTTCTGGCGTCCAGAACTTGATAAGTCTGGTAATGGTTATGCTGTCGTTCGTTTTCTTCCTGAAGCGGAAGGCAATGAACTTCCTTGGGTTCGTGTATTTAATCACGGGTTTCAAGGTCCTACTGGTAAGTGGTATATTGAAAACTCACTCACCACTCTCAATCAGAAAGACCCGGTTGCAGAGTATAACTCTATTCTTTGGAACTCTGGTACCGAAGCGAACAAAGACATTGCGAGAAAGCAGAAGCGTAGACTTTCTTATATCGCTAACGTCTTAGTGGTTTCTGATCCTAAGCATCCTGAGAATGAGGGTCAAGTCAAACTGTTCAAGTTTGGTAAGAAAATCTTTGATAAGATTACTGACCAGATGAAACCACAGTTCGAAGATGAGACACCTGTTAATCCTTTCGACCCATGGACTGGCACTAACTTCAAACTAAAGATTAGAAAAGTAGAAGGTTTTACTAACTACGATAAATCAGAGTTTGATAGTAAGTCTGCTTTGTTCGAAGGTGATGATGCGAAGATTGAAGCATTGTGGAAAACACAATATAACTTGAGCGAGTTTATTGCTCCTTCAAACTTCAAGTCATACGATGAGTTGAAAGCGAAACTAGATTTGGTACTGAACTTAAATTCAGCACCAGAGACTTTTGCACCAAGTGCGCCAGCACCTGTTGCAGAAGAGAAAGCACCATGGGTAGAAGAAGCGAAATCTACTACGCCAGCGGTGGAGACATCGACTGTAAGTGATGATGAAGATGACGAAGCAATGAGTTACTTCAGCAAACTTGCCGCAGATGAATAACCAACACTATAGGAGATGGGAAGTTTTTCCTAATTAATTATGCGCCTTATACTAGTTTGGTCTGATAGTACATCGTAACTCTATCAGGTAATTAATTAAAAGTAACAGTTGAAAATAAAAAGGGGTCACTTTGTTGACCTCTTTTTTTATAAATAGTATTGAGAGAGTGACCTACACAATATCTTTGGTGAATTATATTCTTCTTTTCTAACATAGAGGAATCAAAATGCCATGCTTGCTGAATTAGCACTTGCGACTGCCGCATTCAAAACCGTTAAGGAATTTGTACAAGAAGGAAAAGACCTACATCAAATGGGTGAGGGTCTATTCAACTATTTTGACGCCAAAAGCAAATTACAAATAGAAGTCAACAAAAGTCAAAAATCTGATAAGTCAGACCTTGAAGAATTCATGGCACTTGAAACAATCAAAGAACAAGAAAATGAGTTGCGAGAACTTATGATTTATACGGGTCGCGCTGGCATGTGGCAAGATTGGATTAAGTTTCAAGCAGAAGCGGCGCATCGTAGAGAAGAGCAAAGAAAACAAGCAATTCGCGAAAAGGCACAGCGCGAAGCGAAGATGTATCAATATTTTGAGATTGGAGTTTCTTTAGCGATGATAGTTGGTATGTTAGTTGCCGCTGTTTGGTTCTTTAATTTTATAGCATCTGCTAATCAAGTAGTATACTGATACACTTATAACTAATAGGTGTTCCTACTTGAAAGTCTCTCATTCGTTCTTCTAGGATTTGTTCTGCGTGATATACACACAATTCGCGAGACTTGTATGTTGTCGGTACTGTGAGCAATTCACCCCACACTGCACTAACAACTAAGATAAACATTAGGCGGTATTGCCGAACTGGTCTACAGACATTTCAGTTATTGTCATATAACCATCAGCGAATGTCACAGAGGTACCGCCATCTGATTGTACTTGACATTGAAACTCCATTAGATTAGTATCACGAACTTGATGCATATGGGTCATAAATACTGATGTTCCGAAATTATTTGCATGAAACTCCTGTCTCGCATTATGTTGATTAAATCTAGGATTATAATAATGTCTTGTTAGCGCACCAATACCGCTAGTCATATGACCTAATGCAACCTGTATATATTCTACCTGACCATTGATTAAAAGTTGCATTTTACTTTTTTCTTGTGTATCAGCGCGATTGTTACCTGTCTGAAATGCAGAACCCGTTATTGTAACTTCCATATTGGAATCACCATGAACTGGTCTATAAGAAGATGATGCCCCCCAATTTACAAATGTTGCTGACGATGACGTAACATCTGTTATGTCTACACCATAATGACCCAACAAAGTTGATCCGTAAATTACTTTTTTAGATAGTTTTCTTAGTACCATTATATTCTCCGTTAAAATACGCCAAGTATCTGAAGTTCAAGATTATCAGGTTTGTGATGTTGATTTCTCATTGCTACTTGTGTGTTTGAATTATTATTTACTGATGTAGGTGCGCTGTTGTTCACTTGTACCATAGAACTACTTTGTCCGTTTGTACCATTCGCATTTGCTTCTGCTTGTGCAGTCTGTAAGTCTTGTCCTGATTGTCTAGTAGGAATAAGAGTAGGAGTAGTATTATTCATACTTGCTCTCATGCTTCTAGCACCATTGATGGCGTCAATCTCATCATTAGTGTATAACCATGCAGGAACTTCAATGCTATCAACAGATGTAGGAATGTTTCCTTCATATGTTGCTTTTTTAGCATTACCTAAACCCAGTTCTTTTGCAAGTTGTCTTGCTCTTAGTACTCTCTCTTTTCTGTCATATGGTACTGTTAGTCCTGTTTCTTCAATTTTTATGTCTGCAGGTTTTTTCAGCGAGGCACCTGTGTCTGGTGAAACGGGAACTTTAACGAAGTCTGGTACACCAGAAGATGATCCAGCACTTGATGCACCGCTTGATGAACTAACTTCTGCGCCTAATGCTTTTCTAAGGGATTCGATATTCTTTACTGCTTCTGCATACTTAATGTCTCCAGATGCAAGACCTTTGAATTCTATATCATCTGCCCATGGAAGAATACCGCCATCTATCTTACCACCCATGATAGCAGTTTCAATTAGTGGTATTGACCTAAGAAGGTCATCTGCGAAATCCTTAATTCCTAAATCACCACCTTCAAATTTTAATGCGCTTAGTGATGTTAGTGCGCCTCTAATTCTGTCTAGTGCATCAGCACCTTTGTTTAAGTCTGCTTCTCTATCTGCAACACCAAGCATTTGCTGAATAGGACTTTTACCTCCAGTGAAGAAATTTAGAATACCAGTGGCGCCATCTAGTAGACTAGATACGAAAGTAGAACCAGAGAATACTAACATACCCTTAGATAATTCTTTCATTATCGTTTTGAAGGATGTTGCTTCTTTCTCAGTTATTTGGTCTTTTACAGTTGTAAGTGTTTTAACACTATCAACAATACCTTGTGCAAACCCAGGTGAGGCGATTGAAGCAACTGCAGAACCAACGCCAAATATTGCGAGACCAGCACCGAGTACTTTCAGTTGTGCGGCCGCCTCAACTGCTTTAAGAAAAGGTAGGTCCCCAATTTTTACAAGAGTTGTGACACTATCAAGAATTCCTTGCGCCCATCCTGCACTACTCATAGTATCAGCGATTGCTTGACCTGCTCCACCAACTGCAGAACCAACACCAAACACCGCAAGACCACCACCAAGTGTAGTTAATGATGTCGCCGCTTTAACTGCTTTTAGAAAAGATAAATCTCCAATTTGCACAAGCGTTGTGACACTATCTAAGATTTTTAGCGCCCAACCTTCTTTTAGCATTGATTCCGTAAGACCCATACCTAATGCACCAAGACCAGACGTTAATCCGAACGCGGCAAGACCCAAACCAATAGTTGTTAAATTTGCGGCGCCTTTGAGTGCTTTCGAAAAAGGCAGATCCCCAATTTTTACTAATTCTGTAACGCTTGCTACGATACCTTTTGTCCAATCTTTTTTCATAAATGATTGTGCGATACCATTAGCAACAGAACCAATACCAAACGCGCCAAGGCCTACACCTAATGCTCCGAGAGTTGCAACTGTCTCTGCAGTATCAGCACCATCAACTTCATCAGCAATACTTGTGAGAATGAGAACTTTATCTTTTACTTTCTGTGCATCAAAGTCTAAGAATCCTGCAAACGCGGCAACAAGACCTGCGGCCGCACCAGCGGCGGCAACACCTATCATTGCTAGTTTACTTGTACTCTTTTTCGTTTCTACAGGTGCAACAGTAGATGCTTCAGCAGGTCCACCTACAATAGGTGCGCCTCCGCCTTCTCTATTTGCTTCTGTTGATTGCGCGGCACCGAATGCATCAGGTGCCATTGCTGATTGAAGTGCAGACATCACTTCAAGCATTTGTGAATTTACACCATATAAGTCTTGAATGCCAGCATTTATATTACCTAGTAGTTCATTACTTTCAATGCCAGACTTTGCATTATCTGCATTCAGTGTTTCTACAGCGTCATTCAGTCCGCCTATTGATTTTTTGTCTGCCATTGATTAGTCCTACTTTTTCTTAATTGCTTGTGCGCCAAAGAATGCCGCTACTATTGCCGCTACTGAAACAAAGTATACTGCCGCCATATCACCTAATATCTTGGCCGCTTGATCCATACCAATCAAGTTTGCGATTAGCACAATAGCAGGATATAATAGCATACCTGCCAATGAGAACCATGCCATCTTACGTTGTGCATCACGCATTGCATCTGCATCTTCAAGTTCTTTACGTTTGAACTCTAGATACATTGCTTGTTCTTTTTCACTGACCTTACCATCGCCGTTTGTATCGGCAGGATGATGACCAGATGCTTTTATTTCTTCTTCTCCCATTTACTATCTCCTCTGTTTCGCTTTTTCATTTTCTTCTTCAATGTATTGGGTCAACAAAGTTATGTAAATTTCCCTCTCCCATGGCATCATATTTTCAAGTTCTGTTAATGAGTATTTATGATGTTGAACAAGTGCAAAGTTTGTTTGCATATGATTAACTAAATCATCATGTGAGAGGCCTATGCTAAAAAACTCTGCACCCCACTAATTACTCTTTTTTGTTCTTTACCACACTTAACACATGAATACTCAAGTTCTTTCGTCAACTTGGGCATATTAACAAAGAAACCTTTCAACAGTTCGAATTGTTCAACTGTCATACTTTCGATGAAGTTTTGTACTTCTTCTTTTGATGTAGTCTCTAGGTCGTAGATGTTACCGTCTGCTTCAATGCTTTCAATGCAACTTGCAAGAAACTTAAAGTTGTCTTCTACATCTTCTAGATTTTCAATATCATTTAGATTGTTCAGTGTAGGAAATCTCATGCGAAGTACTACATTTTCACTAACCTTCAACTCGGTTGCTGGAATAGCATCAACATCGTATTTAATTTCTCGTAAGTCTAAATTGACAGGCGTAAGACCTCCGCATTCTTCATCGGTACATTTTAATCTCAGGTCAAGTTGTTCTCCTACCGATTTCTCTCGTAGTCGAATGAAAAGATTTTCTATTTCAAACAAAGGTAACTTATTTACGTCTACTTGGTCATAGACGCAGTTTGAAATAATTTGCTTCATTGCATTTAGAATATGTTTTTGGTCATCTTCTTCCATTGCCATAAGCAGTAGTTTTTGTTCTTTGACCAGAAAAGGTCTGAACTTTATATTATCACCATTATGTAGTGTCAACTCATATTGCGGTGCATCAAGTCTTGGTAATGCCATATTATTTTCTCCATGTTATATGTTTATGTATATAATCCTCGCCCAACATTACTTGGGTCAAATCTAGGTCTTTCGACCCCTTGTATTGCGGTAGTTCCTGTTGCCGGATTATAACTAATATTAAACGGCAAATCGGGTGCGCTTGATAAAGAACCTACTCCTTCGCGGGTTGTGGTCTCGGTCCATTTTCTATATTGCATAGAAACTTGTAATCTTGCTACTTCAGCGTTACCAGCACCGTATGTAACTTCTGCTACAGTTTTAGGATATGCTTCTTCTAGTGTGCATTGATATCTAGCACGAAGAGTTGAAGGTCCTGATGCGTTGAAACCATTGGCCATATCGCTGGGATTCAAAGGTACATTGTCACCTCTAGCATCTAGTGCTAATATATGTACTTGTGTCGTGTATTCGTTGTAGTAGTTCATGTGACTAGTTCTTTCATCAAAGATTGTATTCATCCATGTGTCAAAGAACTTCTTGATAACATAATCATTGTCAATATAGAATGTAAGGTTTACAGGAGTATAACTACGACCGTAAGGCATCTCTCTGCCTGGACCATAAACTTTATTCATTTTAGTATCAATATTCAATGATGGCAATGATGCCGCTTCACAGTATAGTGATGTTATTTGTTGACCACCTCTAAGTTGATTATATGCATTGTTATTATTTCTCTGAAAGAAATCTTCATTCCATGGGTTGACAACACCATTAGAATTTGCTATAGGTCCTCTAGGCAAGTCAATGACTACCATATACTTACTTGACTTAGCGAGTCCTGCTGTTCTTACTGTTGCTAAAAATTTATCGATTGCCATTATCGTTGCCTCATTTTTCTATTACTGTCTAGGTAGACTTGCTGTTTACTTGCACCTCTAAATTGCTCTGTTGGCAATACTGCCGCTGTTGTCCAATCATCAGGTTGTATGAAAAGATATCTACCCTTAACTTGCGATTTTCTGTATTTCTTCACAGATGGTCTAATTTCTCTAAATCTTGCAAAGTTACTGAGTATGTTCCAATCTGCACGAATTCTTGTTGCTATATCTGTATCACCTATCTTAAATCTACTCAACTTCTCTAAAAGCATCACTCTACTTACTGGATGTAGATAGTGAAAGTTAATAGCAGTAAATGTCGAACTCTCTATGTTGAATGGAAGTATAAGAGGAAACATATCATAATAAGGCAATGCAGGTGTTCCCTTCCCAATAGGATTTGAATAGTTCATTAAGTACATGCGTCCGGGTAGCATACGACCTGTCATGTTCTCAGCATAGTCTTGCTGAAATCTAGTTGCCGCATAAGAAGTACCAACGATACTCTTTACTTGGTCTTGATACCACTGTGCAGAGCGTCTTTGATCCGCTCCTGCTGTTCTGATTTCTTCTAGTACTCGTATATCTGCCATATAAGTATTTATGCTAGTTCAAATGGTCTTCTGTGAGAATTATGAATTTCCATCTCTTATCTCTCGCATACGCATCTGCCGCTTTCCATTTGGCAGAATTAACACCCCAATTTTTAACTTCAGAGAACCAACTTCTAGACTTCTTCTTTGGATTCGTTGTGGGTGGTTTTGTGTATTTCTTAGGTTTTACCTCTACTAGATATGACTTTATTTCACCTTGATTTGTACGCACTTGTATATAGAAGTCTACAAAGTATCTGTGTATCTTCTTATCTATAGGAGAAATGTATGGTATAACAGTCTCTTCACTGCCCCATTTGATAACATCAGGATTCATATCACACCATTTCATAAATTTACGCTCCCACAATGAGCGATATATGACATTTGAAGGATTGCCTTGATACTTGTCTCTGTTTATAGGGGAATATTTCCCTTTGTATGCCATGGTGAAAACTCTTATAAATAATATCGTAATTACTATTTATAGGGAAAGCAATGGCACTTAACACACCTTTCGAAAAGACACTGCGCGGTACACCAATAAAAAGAGAACCGAGAAAGACCGGTAGAAAATATGGTACTATGGGGTTAACATATCCGATGGATATGGGTATTGATGCCAATTCTGAACACGACAACCATATTATATTTGACATATACTATGATGAGACAACAAGTTTCTCAAAGTTGTCAGGAACTAAAGGTGAACCTAAAGCATGGACTGGTCATACTGCTGGTAATACTGGAAATATGATTGGGGAATCGCTGAATAACATTGGAGATGCCGCGACAAAACTGGTGGACAAGGCCACCACCGCATTAAGCGGTTCTGATACACCACCAGGAATTGGGCCCGCCGCAAAGAAAACAGCAGGCAATGCCGTCACCCAAAAGGCAATGGAATCAGTAGGTAACTTTGTTAATGCCGCTTTTGCTGGCGCAAAGAATTTGAAAAAATTAAATCAGTCTATTGCACTTGCTGTTCCTAACGCATTCACTGCTACATCAACAGCAAACTATACTGAAGCAAAGATGGGTGCTATTGCTGGAGCATTAGCAAGACTTGGTAGTGGTAATATGCAAGGCGAATCCACATCAGACATGGCAGGTCAAACGGCAAGATTAGTTGGAGAAACTGTATTTCAAATACCAGATATGTTTGGTATGAACATTAATAATATTATGGAAGTTTCAACTAGAAGAGTTTCAAACCCACATATTGAACAGAGATTTGAAAGTGTATCGTTTAGAGAGTTTCAGTTTGTATATGAGTTTGCCGCTAAGAGTAGACAAGAAGTAGAATCCATCGAAAATATTATTAAGACTTTTAGATTTCATATGCATCCTGAGTTGATATCATCTGGACTATTCTTTGACTATCCTTCACTGTTTGATATTAGCATTCGTTTTAAGAATGAAGAGAATAGATATATGCACAAAATCTCGACTTGCTATCTAACATCTTTCACTACAAACTATACCTCTACTGGTGTGTTTGCTACGAATAGAGACGGTCAACCAACAGAGATACAATGTACAATGAACTTTAGAGAAATTGAACCTCTACATAAACACAGAATTGAAGAGGGTTTCTAAATGAGTTATTTTTCTAAATTTCCTGATATGATATATGACCTTACTAAACCGGGAAGTAATACTGCCACTGTCATTGTAGTAAAAGATATTGTTCGTAGAGTTAAATTAAATAGTAATGTTGCTTCAAATGTTTTTTCTTACGATGAATATGACATTAAAGAAGGAGAGAGACCTGATATTCTTGCTCATCAGTTCTACAATTCATCAAAACTTGCTTGGATTATTCTACTCACAAATGAAATACATGACGTATACGATGACTGGCCGCGAACTGAACGTGAATTGAGAAACATGATTAACAAGAAGTATAGTGGTAGTGGTCCATACGTTGTTAAGGGTACTGATACTAGTGTAGGTAAAACTTATTCTGGTGTTAATGGATATTATTATCCTTTGTTTTTAACTGCAAAAGAAGCACAAAATTATGACAGATTGCAAGGGTTTTCTGGTGGGTCACATACTCACGAATTTTCTGAGTTTCCTAGTACTATATTCTATATGCCAGATGGAACTATTAGAGGTCATGGTACAGGAACAGTAGATGCGAGTTTATATAAACTATGGACATCAAACTCAGGACCTAACGGTGTGCATCACTACGAAAGACCGCAGGCATCAGGAGATACTACTACAAAGATTATTACTACTGAAACAACTTACGAATTAACAACTTCTCCTGGCACTGTGCAAACATTTAATTCTGATGTTATAACAAATAAACAGTATGAAGAAAATCTCAACGAAAGTAAACGCAGAATTAGAATTCTAAAACCAAACTTAATACAAGAGTTTATAGATGAGTTTGAGCGTATTATAGGAGAATAAAATGAGTGGCGGTACAAAAGGTGGTGGTGAGGTCATTATGTCCTCACTTAATTTGTTTCACAATACTGTTCCCAGTGTCAAGAAGGCATTGACTTCGGATACTTTTGTAGACTTATTAAATGTGTATTCAAATCTAGTAGTATATGAAAGTATACTTACACATTTTCAAACAGGTGAACTAACAATCAACGACAGTAATGATATGATTCCAGATTATCCTATTGCTGGTGGTAACATAGTACACATCGTATACAATACACAAGATGGACCTGAAGATACAAAAGTATCTTTGTGGATGCGTGTAGTAAAAGTAAGCAACATAGTTATAAACGAAAGAAAGCAAGGGTATACTCTACAACTGATTAGTGAAGAAGGATATAATAACTTATATTCTAGCATCAGTTCTTCTTTTCAAGGATCGCCTTCTGATATCATATCTTCTGTTTTCTATTCTCACTTGTACAATAAAGATACAAAATTAAACCTAATGGCAGATGCGACTTCAGGTGGTCTTAAATTTGTTTGTCCTAGATGGAAAGCAAGTCAAGCAATATCTTGGGTAACTCAAAAAGCAATCGCAAGTGGAGACAATCAACCAGGATTTTTTTTCTTTCAGACCTCGAAAGGATTTAGATTTCTTTCAACCTCTACGCTGATGAACCGAGATAAGAATGTAATTATAACAGATATTATGGGTGATGTTGAGAATGAGCGTGGACCTGAAGGTAAAGTTAAAAAAGGTTACTTGTTCAAGATACCTGGTGTGCCTGTTGTCGGTAATGATGGTAAACCTATGTCAGGAATGGTGGGGTCTGAAACTACACAAAACGTAGATGACTTTAGAGTACTAGAAAGAAATACAATAGGTAAAGATATTCTTAATGGTGCTATTGCATCTAAGCACATCACACATGATATTTTTCATAAAAGTTACACAGTAGATAGTTATAATTACTTTGACGATGGTTTCAGTAAGATGACTAGAATTAGTAAGGGTGTTCATTATGCAATACCTACAGATGCGGTTAGTTCTAATATAAAAGTATATCTAAGTCCTAAACAAAGTAGAATGCATTCTAATCAAAAAGGACAATTAGGTTTTAGAACATTATATGCAGATGAGTATGGATTATACAGACATTTGATAATGAAACAGGTAGATGATGAAGTTATCAGTAACTTTGAAGTTCCTGGTACCTCACTTATTCAAGCAGGTAGATTATTAGAATTTAATTATCCTGCTGTTAGAAAAGTTAGCGGACCTGAAGATGTGTATAATAAAAAGTATTCGGGTATATACTTAATCCGAGATGTTATTCATATGTTCAAACCTGTTGGTAATCAAACAACTTCATATAAAGTGGATATGAATATCGTAAAGGATGGATGGAATGCGTAGTTTTAAGAATATAAGAGAAGATATATCTCAACGAGATTTAGATGGCGTAGAGAAGTTTGCAGATAGGTTGTTTGCAAAAGTTGGTATTGATGTTGAATTTACTCGACACTTTTTAGATAGAGTAAACGATGAACGTAACAAGAAACAGATTACTACTGCAGAACTTACAAGACTATTTAAGCAAACTTATAACAAACATGGTAAGAAGATTCCGCAACTAGGTCCCGATGCTGAAGCAGTAATCAGCGATATGAAAACTGATATCAATATGCCCTTTGTTTTGAATTGGGATAAGCAAACTCAAGAGTTTGAATTAGTAGCAAAAACAGTGATGCGTAAAAAAGGGTTCGCTACTAGTAATCAGAAATTGTCAGTATAAATAAAACCAAGAGGTAATAATATGAAGAATTTTATGGGGTTCGATGGTTTCACTTGGTTTCAAGGTGTAGTCGAAGACCACAATGATCCTGAACAAATAGGTAGAGTTAGAGTTCGATGTCTAGGTATTCATACTGAAGATAAAGAAGCACTTCCTACAGATGACTTGCCATGGGCGATGGTTATGATGCCTACTACAGGTGCATCAGTGTCGCAGTTAGGTCACTCACCTTCTGGACTACTCAAAGGTTCGTGGGTCTTAGGATTCTTTAGAGATGGTAATAACTGTCAAGAACCTGTTGTTATGGGTACCTTTCATGGTTATCCATTGGAGAGACCTAACACTGACTTAGGGTTCTGTGACCCAACAGGAACACATCCAGTAGAAATAGAAGAACCAGATACATCTCGTTTAGCGAGAAGTGATAAGAAATCAAAATTATATATCAAGAAGAATGATATTCTCAAAGCACATCCTGCACACCCTATCGCAAATAGTGGTAGTACATGGAATGTAAAATCTAACCCGTATAATGCAAGATACCCATATAACAAAGTACAGCAAACTGAAAGCGGACATGTAATAGAGATTGATGATACTCCTAACGCAGAACGTATTAACATTCAGCATATGAGTGGGTCTTTCATCGAAATGCATCCTAATGGCGATATAAGAATGAGAACTCAAGATAGTGAGGTTTTAGTTGAGGGTGGAGAGAATGTTCATGTAAAGGGTGATGTGAATTTAGTTATTGATTCCAACTGTTCAACTTATATCAAAGGCGATTGGAATATTCAAGTAGATGGTAACGTAGTAGAAAAGATTAAAGGTAATCAGACAACCACTGTTACAGGTAACATAGATATAGATGGTAAGAGAATTGACTTAAACTAGGGAGATAAATAGTTATGGCAAAGACAGTAAGACAGACAACGGCGATACATGAGAGAACATATAAAGGTACTTCTATAGGAAGAAAACCTATAACATCTACAATGAACAAACATAAACGTAGAAGTTGGAAAAAGTATGTAGGACAAGGTAGATAAATGACAGGTATCTTTTGTGTGTTAATAAATGGTGTTGTTCATACATATAAAAAGTATGATGATATACCAGGCACATTTGATAATCTAATTAGATTTGAACCTGACTATCCTGAACCACCACATACTGAAGAGCAACATGACTTAATGGCAACATTTAACGATAAGTTGCGAGAACTAATGAGGAGAGAGACACATGCCAGCGGCAACTAGAATTGGTGATGCAGACGTACCTCATTGTTCACCTATGACAAGAAAAGATGGGTCTCCAAATGTATTTGTAAATAATATTGCATGGTCAAGGCAAGGTGATAATAACACAGGACATTTGCTTCCTGGTGCGCCCTGTCCATCTCATTCAGCACCAATAGCATCTGGTTCATCTACTGTTAAAGTAAATACAAAAGGTGCAGGTAGAGTAGGTGATGCGATAAGTGCATGTACATCTGTCTCGGCAGGTTCATCTAATGTATTTGCTGGTGGATAAAAGGTATAAATACTAGTATGGCAACGATAGTAAGACAAACTGCAGATTTTTCAGACCTAGACTTTAACTTTACTAAGTTGTCTACGACTAAAGATGTGGCGAAGAAGACTGACGTAGAAGCAGTAAAGCAATCTATTAAAGCATTACTGCAAACAAAATATTTTGAAAGACCTTTTCAACCTTTCTTAGGTACTGCACTTGCCGATTTGCTTTTTGAAAATGATACGATGATGACTAGAAGACTTATTGAAAAGTCTATTGAAGAAGTCATAACTCTTCACGAACCAAGAGCAAAAATTACATCTGTAGATGTTGTATCGAATGCAGACAATAATGAATATCAAGTGAGATTATATTTTTATGTAGTTAATCAGACACAACAAGAGGTATTTGAGACCTACTTGACAAGGACACGATAATGGCACAAACAACAAACAGATTACGAGTTACAGAATTAGACTTTGATGAAATCAAAACTAATCTTAAAACATACTTAAAGTCGCAAAGCGAATTTGCAGACTATGACTTTGAAGGTTCAGCAATGAACACTCTTGTAGATTTATTGTCATATAATACACACTACAATGCAGTCTACGCAAACATGGTATCAAACGAAATGTTTCTTGATAGTGCCGTCAAGAGAGATAGCGTTGTGTCTCTTGCTAAACATTTAGGTTATACTCCTAGGTCTTCAACTTCTTCATCTGCAAGAGTTAATATAACAATCAATTCACCTACTGGCAATCCTAGTAGTCTGACTATGAGTAAAGGTACTGTCTTTAGAAGCAGAGTGAACGGTACCAACTATCAGTTTGTAACTACTTCAGATGTAACTATTATTCCTACAGAAGGTGTTTACACTTTTACTAACATTGATATCAAAGAAGGAACACTGTTAAAATCTTTATTTACAAAAGATAGTGGTTTAGCATCTCAAAGATTTATTCTAGATAAT